CGCACCCAAACACCAACCAACCAACATTGCCGGACAGCATGGCGATCATTACATGGTGTGGGCGGATGAGGCTTGTGGTATTGATGACGCGGTGATGGAAGTCGCCATTGGTGCATTGACCCATGAGAACAACCGCGCCGTACTGACCAGCCAGCCAGCCACTAATACAGGGTTCTTTTTTGATACCCACCATAGTCTCAGTTATAAAGACGGCGGGATATGGATAGCGTTAGAATTTAACAGCGAGGTATCCCCCCTCGTAAGCCGTAAGAAGCTCATTGAAGCCTTATACCAGTATGGCAGCCGCACCCATGCCGGTTATATGATCCGCATCCGTGGCATGTTCCCTGAATTAAAGGGCAAGTACCTACTGACGCGAACAGAGCTGACGGCGATGCTACAACGCAAGCCGGCGGTCACTGAGGAGGATGAGTACGGTTATATAATCACCGTCGATGTGGGCGGGGACGTTGGGCGAGATCACAGCGTTATTACCGTCATGAAAGTCATTGATAAGGATTATAGCGGCCGCATAGAACGCCACGCGCATGTGATTGATATACCGCTATTTAGTAATAGGGCTAACATCAATGAGCTTAAAGCCAAGATATATGCAGCGGTTGCTGAATATGCTGGCGCGACCCTTGTGATTGACCCGATGGGCGCTGGCATGGGCTTGTGTCAATCGCTCAAAGCTGAGGGCTTATATTTTGAGTCGGTCAACTGGGGCGTGCCTTGCTTTAACAATAACTTGAAATTGTTGTACTTCAATAAACGCGCTCATGCTTATGTCTCGATGACAAAATCCGTTGAGCGGGGTTGCTTTAGCGTTGCGCCAAAAGTCCGCCGTATGTATCAGCTGATGACCAACTTAGAGACTCAAATGAGCCGCTTGCCTTATTTCTTTGATGAGAAATCACGCTGGGGCATTACCAGTAAAAAAGACATGCTTAGGGACGGTATCACCTCACCCGATATTGCTGATACGTTTGCGTTTGCATTTATGGAACGTATCGGTTATTCACCGGCCAATAAAGTTGGGTTCAAGGGTAGCGATAAAGACAAAGAGCAATGGGGTGATCTTAGCGATATGGCGGACGCGCTTTAGAGCAGACCCCTACTGATATGACTACGTTTAGTTACCCATTCAAGGACGTTTAGTTACCCATTATGAGCGGGTTATTTAACTACCCTAAACAGGGATTTTAACTACCCGTTACGGGCGCGGGTCTCGTAACGGGTAATTAATGTTTGGGTATATAACGAGGTTTACCTTGCACTGGAACACGGGCAAACTTGCCAGCCGGCACACGTTAAAATTGTAGGCACTCACACATTAACTGACGGATAAAAAGTCATGCCTAATACGCCCAACCCCATTATCTTTAAGCTGACCGATGCCGGCAAGCAAGCCGCGCTTAATGCTGGCAGTGAAACCCCTAAGATTGCAATCAACTTAACCCATGTTGGCATTGGTACTGGCAAGTACACGCCCACCGGTAGTGAAGCAAGCTTAGCAGATGAGTTCGACCGTATCGCACTGGTAACCAGTGACGTTGAAGTGGTTAGCAATACCTTACGGTTTAGTGCCACCATTACGTCAGATACCGTCATACCGGCTTATGAGATGGGTTTTTTTAGTGATACCGGCGCATTATTTGCCGTGGCGGCGTCAGCTAGCGACCCCTTACTTACCGTCTATCCTGACCTTGCTTTTGTCGGGGTGTTCGGCATCACTTTAGAGGGTGCTGACGCCGCCAATATAACAGTAAGCACTGATGTTGATGGCAGCCTTTCGCTGGTGATTATGACCCAGCATTTAGCTGCACCAAACCCGCATCCGCAATACCTACAACAAGATCACTTAGAAGTATCGGCAGACCCGCATCCGCAATACGTGGCGCTTAGCCGCTTTCAATTACTGCTAGAGATACTGATACCTATTGGTTACTTGCATCATACCCACAATGCCAGTAATCCCAAGGTTAAGTTTGATGAGTTACTGGGTATTGATACCGCATGGCGCAGACTTGCCGGCAAAATAATCGTTGGTACTGATCCTGATGATGATGACATTAAAGACGTGGGCTTAACATTAGGCCAAAAAGGTATGACTGAGGCGGCTGGTGCTCAGCGCCCTCATGTTTACCCGCTACATACTACCAATATTTTTGAGCGCTACAATCCTGATAACGTGATAGAAACCGTTTGGAATGTCACGGCCAATAAAACATCTATTGACGAGGGTAGTAATATCCGCTTTACAGTTAGCGCCAATAACTTGCCTGACGGTCAAATCCTGATATGGACGGTTAAAGAGGGCGACTTAAATGCGGCAAGTAATGACATAACCGCGCCTGAGAAAGCCACCAACGGCACGGTCATTTTAAATAACGGTAGCGCGGTTGTTGACTTCCTAACCACGCCGGAGGATAACCTTGCTGAGTCACAACAACACGTCCGCTTAACCGTAGCCGCACCCGCCGACCTCTCTATGAATGTGCCCATCAATGATGCTGGCAAGACTGAGACCGCCGTACACATCACCCAAAGCACCATGACCGGTATTGTCTTAGATGAGTATTACAGACAACAGCAAGGAGACTACCCGCTAACGACTGACACTATCCGATTTATTGTGGATAGTGGCGTGGATATTATTGCCCCTAACGCTGGCACACCATCCATTCAAGAAGGCGCAAACTGGCCGGCTGGATCGCAAATCATTGTCGAAAATAGAGGCCGTATTTTAGGGCGTGGCGGTGATGCCGGTCTTGCGGCAACGTTTTACTATAATAGCACTGGTCTTGAGTTAAGCGGTCTTGTGTCCACTCAGGCAGAGCAAGGCGGTACTGGCGGTACATCAATAAAAGGCGGTATGAAGGTTGATAATTATGGTCTTATCGCCGGCGGCGGCGGTGGCGGCGGCGGTGGTGGATTCTTTAGGGTCAGTTCTAGAGGTCATGGCAGTAGTGGTGGCGGTGGTGGCGGCGCACCTTTAGGCCGGCGTTATCCCAACCCTAAGTCTTTTGAGGAATATACGGATCATTTCCCAGCGACTCAAAAATTAGCGATACCGCCATTGGCGAACCCAACCAGCGGCCTTACCTACGATTGCTATAATGAATTTATTCTAAACGGAGAGAACACCGGTTATACTAGTTATTTTAGAGGTGAGATATTTAGTGGCGATCCTTTAAAGAGCGATACTATCTATGTGGATAACAGCTATCATTTTAATGCTGATGGCCTTAGTGCTTTTAATATCCCCGATTATCTTGATGCCAGTAAAACGGATTATAGGATTTTCTCTTGGGGGACTTCTCGTGGATGGGTAGGCGGTATGCGTCAATCAACCCACGCTACCGTAGATGATCAAGGGCAAGGCGGTCTTAACCTTTATACCGGCACCGGCGGTTCAGTAAGTTTATTAAGATTGTCAGAATTAACAGGTCTTGATATTAGTAAAAATAAAGGCGGTGACGGCGGTTCAATAGGCGAGGCTGGTGAAAAATCCTTATTAGGTGATTTTTGGGCTGGCGGAAAAAACGGTGACATTATCCCGTTCAAGGCAAGCAAGGCTGATTTAGAGTTATTTGTTGAGCCAAAATCTGGTGGGCTTGCCGGTTATATCAAAGAAGGTAGTGCGACTATCATCAATCTAGCCAGCGGCTCAACCAAGGGGCGTTAATATGGCCAATCCAATTCTGTTCAAAGTCACTGAGGCTGGCAAGCAAGCACTTGCCAGCGGCGTGGTCTTATCGCATATTGCGGTAGGCGCTGGCAAGTATGTCGCAACCGGTAACGAGACCGCGATGCAATCAGAGCTTTCACGGTCATCAATAGCGTCAGGGGGTGTTGAGGTACTAAGCGAGGTCTTGCGGTTTAGCGCAATCATCGGTGCAAGTACGGCGGCCATATATGAGCTGGGCGTGATTACCGATAGCGGCGTACTGTTTGCTATTGCCACGTCTAATACCAGCCCCTTTTTTGACACCAGCGACACAGCCAACCTTGCCGCGTCGTTCGGCCTGTCACTTGCCAGCCTAGATACTGAGGGCTTGACTATAGCCAGTAATAGCGATGGCAACCAAGCGCTAATTATCATGGAAAATCACTTAGCCGATACCAATGCCCATCCGCAATATATAAATGTTGAGCATGTTGATATTGCGCCCAACCCGCATGAGCAGTATGTGGATAAGTCCCGCTTGCAAGCCTTGCTTAGCACGGTGATTCCTATTGGTTATTTATACCACAGTCACAGCGACGTAAACCCAAAGCCGTTATTTGATGAGTTACTGGGCACTGATACCGCTTGGCGGCGAATTGCTGGCAAGATTGTGGTGGCCGCTGATCCTAACGATCCTTTTATTGAAACGCCTCAATTTAAGCTAGGGCAAAAAGGAGCGACCACTGAGACCGTAGCGCAACGACCAAACGTTTACCCATTGCACACGAGCCATATTTGGGAGCGTTACGCGCCTAATAAGGTCACGGTTTTGTATGACGGACAACATAATGCCGATGGCGCAAACCAATACCAATAACCCCATTAAAGCACTGATAAGGACGTACCTATGAGCAATCTATTAACAACCCCGCAATGGCACGAAGACATAAATCAAGTTGACGTTACTGAGCCAATCGTAGGCGGTGACGGTGGCAACATGAACCTTGCCACCCGCCAGCTTGCCGAAAGTCTTGCATGGTTAAAGCAGCAGATAGAGAATAACCCGATTGAGGCTTACCAAGTCGGTGATATTTATACGACCACGCTTAACCATGCAAGCAGCGCTGAGGTTGCGATTAATAAAGGTTACGGCACATGGGCGCGCTATGCTGAGGGGCGCACGCTAGTGGGTATGATAGATATACCCGATTATGTTGGTAGATACAGCAGTATCGGTAATGAGTTTGGCGAAAATGAGCATCAGCTTACTGTTGCTGAGATGCCAAGTCATAAACACGGCAATGGTGTTGCGTTAGATTCGCTTACAAATCAGGACATCGCAGCAGGTTTTCGAGGCACTCAGCCTATACTACCAGATACAACCGTATCCGTAATGGGCGACAGTCCGGATGGTAAGTACGAGGGATTGACGGAGACTATAGGCTATAACCAACCTCACAAAAACATTCAGCCATCCATTGTGGTCGCTTATTGGTTAAGAACCGCATAACAGGGGTGTTACATGATAGCCAATATTTACTTAAACGCCGTCCGTACTCACGTTGATTTATTAGCGCGGCGGTCGCGCACTGACAAGCTGATTGTATGGGACATAGGCAGCGATGAAGTACACGACCCCACGTTAATCGCTTACCGCGCATACGGCAACCGCGATGACGCCGATGTGGTCATGCTGTGCGCTGGCACCAAC